GTGTTGCTTATGCTATTGATATATTCTTTCAACAAATTCTTTTGACTAGAATCTAAATCTTTATATTTTTCATTTAAAGATTCTATCAATATTTTATAACTCAAAAGACGAACTTCTTCATTTTGTTGTTTATAAACATTGATCATTTCATCTTCAGTTTCTTTAGTGACTTTTTTAATACCACATAAATTTTCAACGATGCAAGTTCTGGATGTAACAATTTCTTTTACATCAAACTTTGAATTTTTATCACTATGATTTTCAAAAATTTTATATATTGAAGCTAAGACTTTATAATTCTTAATACTAGACTTAAATAAATCATTAATTGGATAAATATCTTTGATTTCTTTGATTAAATTATATTTTTCAGATGTTAATGACTTTTGATTTAGTTTGTCTCTTTGTTTTAATACAATTTCAATATATTTTTCAGCTTGTGTTTCGTCTTTTGCAACTTCATTAACTAAAAAGTTATACAATTGTAACTCTTTGCCTAATTCTTTACTTTCAGAAAAATATTTAAATAGAATATTCTTGGCAAAAGATTCGTCTTTTCCAGACAAAATATCTGATGTCACTTGTCGAGTGAGCAATTCAAACAATATTCCTGTGTTTCTAAACTTTGAATGCTTAGCTTTGTGCATATAATTTAATCTTCGTTATTTTATAAATATAGTAAATTTATAGTAAAAATCATTTTTAATATACTATTTACATGGATTATTCAATAATATTTTTTTCGTCTAACATCGATAGACTTTTTGTTTCGTTTAAAAGTTCTGTTTTGATTTGAGAAGTAGTTTTTAAAAAGTCATTTAAACCCTCTAAACTCAATGGAGATTTGATTTTGGAACCTTGTCTTAATGGATCAGTTTGAGATTGTGATACATTTTCTTTGCTTCCTAATGGATCATATCCAAATGCAATATCTTTTCTCTTTTTATGAGATCCTTTTTGTGAAGGTCTTTTGTATGTTCTAAGTGATTTTTCAGTTAATGCAGGAGCTTCACCACCACCAGTTTCACCTCCTGTTTCAGCCCCAGCCTCTGCACCACCTGCTTCAGTTCCACTAGCTTCTGCACCAGTTTCACCTCCACCAGCTTCTGCACCAGTTTCACCTCCACCAGTGCCGCCTTCACCACCTTCTTCTGGTTTAATTTTATTGAATGGTTTAGCAGGATCAATACCTTCATCTTCAATTTGTTTGAATCTGTAAGATTGTTTAGCATCTTCAACCAAATCATTCTTTTGAACATCTACATCTTCTTCAGAAATCTTAAATACATTTTCATATATCCACTTCTTACTAAATAACTTAGTTTCCATCATGTCTTTAGAAAGATTTACTTTGTCTTGCCAAATAGCAATCTTTTCTTTTTCAAAAATCACTGACGGATTTGTTAATTCTAATGTAAAATCAACTAATGATGCATCTTTATACCCTTGAGCATACAAATGTACCATTGCAATTTTATTCAATTCACTAATTAAAATTCTTTGTACTCTGTTTACAGTCTTAGCAAATCTTACATCTTCACTTGCAAGTGTTGCTTTACCACTCAAATCTTCTTCATAACCCAAAAATGCTTTTGGAATCTTTAATGCGGCTAACATTTTGTTACGAAGATATTCAATGTCATCAATACCATTAAATTCCATACCACTCAATGGTTCAATACTAGTACCACTATCACTACCACGAACTGGTAAATAAAAGTCTTCTACCATGTTTTGTAGATTAAAACGAAGATTATAATCGCCTGTTCTTTCATCAATATATGGAACTTTTTTCATCTTATCCATCAACTTTTGCATATATTGATCCACTTCAGATGGTGGAATATTGCCAACATCAACCTTAAAGATTCTCTTTTCTGGAGCACGCATTACACGGTGAATTAACATTGCGTCTTCCATCAATGATAATTGTTTCCAGACTCTTCTACCACCTTCAATAATGCTCTTACCATATGGAATGAAATTACTATCACTCAACATTCTAAAATGAGCAACTTGATAATTTTCCAATTCTTCCAATCTTCCACCCTCTGGCAAATTGATTTGGAATTTAACATAGTTCTTATTTGTTAAATCACTATTTTCTACACGGGTAACATTGTATGCACTAATTGGTTCTACCATGTAAACACCATATTCTGGACTAATGTACATTTTCAAATAGAAATCACCATACTTTACAAGATTTCTAGTCCAACTCCACATGTTAAATTCAATATTAAGAATATCATAGAACAAATTATAAAGAATTTGTTTGATATTATCATTACTTGAATGAATTACAAGAATTTCCCCCAATTCATTCTTAGTTACACATTCATCTGCATAAATATCCAATGCGGATGCAATGATTGGGTCCATATCCATTGTGTCATAATCACGAAACAATTCAATACGAGCAGCTTGATAACTCAAAGTAAAGTCTCTGCTATATTGATTATATGAAGATGTTCTAATTCTATTAAAACGATCTCTAAGTGTATTACGGTCTGTAGCATACATTACTTCATCTGTATCTACCACCTTCAATTTCTTACCACCAACATTACGAATTACCGCATCAGTGGAGAAAAGTCTCTTTAATTTTGAATATAAAGATCTTTGTTTTAATATTTGAAATTCTTCGTTTGCCATAGTTTTATATATATAAATATGTTACAATAACCAAGTTAGGTTTTCTTTTTTATCTGTAGTTTTTCCTGTTGTCATTTGCCATGCTTCTTGGCTACTAACTGATTGAGCTTTATAAATATTTTGAGATCCGCCAATTCTTGTAATGCCTCCCAACATTGATCTATTTAAATCCATACTTTGTTGTCTTAACTTTAATGCTGTATCTCTTACCCACAATCCAATACTCATTGCCATTACTAAGTCGTCATTATAACCTTTCATTGCAGCTACTTTATTACCATCCCAAATAAACACGGATAATTCATCCAAAAATCTAATAGATCTTACTTCTACTGATTTTTCTCTAAAATAAGTTTCTAATTTTGAAATCAATAATGGTCTAGTTTTTTGGCTATTAGTAAAACCAGGAATCATTTTCTTTTCATCTCTATTGATCTTATTAGTCAACTGTCTTTCTACATCTACGTATTGTAGGTCTGCACTACTATAGAAGGTATTTGGATATTGTCTATCTATTATTTGTTGTAAAACAGCCCAACCAACATTCGCATTTTCTACAATTAATAAAGCATTATTATAATCAGTTGCAACACTGACCAACATATTACCATAGTCTTTAGTGCCAATCTGTCCTTTATATTCTGCTACTTGAGTCAATGATTCTACATCAATAACTTGAAATGCACTATAATCTGCACCATCACCTCTTGCAACGTCGGCACTAACTATATAATTTCTACTATAATCTGGATATTCCCATATCCAATAACCATGATCCAATCCTCTCATTTCAATTGGATCTTTTACCTTGCTTTGTTTATAAAAATCAATTGTAGCAACATCAACAATTCCATTACCAGTAGTTGCAAAGTCACAATCACATTCTTGTGCTGCACCTTTTACACCTGATAGTTCGGTTTGTTTATCTCTCCAAGCTTGATCTCTTTCTGGATGTAAATGCCATGGAAGTCTAATTGTATTAAATTTATTTTCCTTAGCTTCTGCCTTTACCCAAGTTTGATGAAAGAAATTACCAACACCATTTGGTGTACTTAACATGATTGCTCTACCACCAGTACTTAATGTATATTGAGCAGATAACCAAATTTCTTCAATATTATCAATGAATGCAGCTTCGTCAATAATCAACAATGACAATGCAGAAGAACGACCAGATGTACCGGCAGATGATACTGCTTTAATTTGTGAACCGTTTGTCAATCTTAAACTTAATCTGTTATCTTCTTGTTCTTTTACTTTCAACCAAGAAGGAAGATTATCATTTGCAAATCTTACACGGGTAACAATTTCTTTGGATGTTTCTTGATTAATACTAATACAAAGAACATTTTTATCTTTATGAAATACCATTAACCACAAACTATATGCTGCAGTTAGTGTACTAATACCCATTTGTCTAGACTTTAATATGATATTAAAATCATGTTCAACCAAGTCTGTTAAAGCTTCTTCTTGAAATGGATATAAATCAAAGTTTACAGTTCCACGAATAGGATGTTGAATCTTAACATACTTTTTCATGAAGTAAATTGGATCTACAAGACATTTCTTATATTCCTCCTTAATTACTTCTTTAAGTGTCTTTGGAGTACTCATTGATTTAATTTATCCAAAACCATTTGTTTGGCTTTAGTTTCAATTTCAGAATTATAATTTAATTTACCCAATTCTTCATTTGCTTTTGCAATATTTTCCTCAACATTTTTCAAATCTTCTTTTAAATCAGACAATACTTTTTGTATTTGTGTAGTATCATCCGTCCAGAATTCTTGACTACCATCATCATTAAAAAATTGCAATTTTTCTTCTGGATTTTTTTCTAAATATTCAATACTATCAGTAATATTTTTCTTAAAATCTTTCATTTCAGAAAGCATACTGTTATAGATTTTATATCTTTCATAATCCGCATATACACCCAATACTTTTAATTTACTGTCAAATGAAATAGTACAATCGTAACATTTGCCTGTTTTAGGATAAAACTTATCATCAAGATAATTGCCAAATTTCATATCTGCATTACAGATACTACATTTTTGATCAATTTTTATTTGTCCAAGTTTGGATACTTTTCTTTTACTTCCGTTTTTCCAAACCCATTTATTTCCTTGACCATCCTCCCATTCTTCACCTTCTTTTCTTTTACTGTTATTCAAGTTAGGATCATAACCAACTTGAATAAATGGGCGGTTTCCCTCAACATAATCTTTAACTATGTCGAGATTGCTTTTTCCTGTTGCTCTTTTCATAACTTTACTTTTAATCTATCCAATTCCTTTTTGAAATCATCTAAGATTTCAGTTCTTTTGTTTTTATAACGAAAAGTATTACCTTTCACTAATTTAATTAGTTTTTCTAAAGTGTTAATATCATTAAATGTTATATTTTTTCCAAATAAAAATTCAGCAACATCATCCATGTCGGTATAAACAGTTTTTATATTTTGTTTTTCTTGTTTACCCTTTACATTTGTTATAACATCCGCACTTTGAAGACCTTTTTTCCAATTAAACTGATATCTCTTCATCTTATTTGGATCTTCGGTTGGTTCATAACTATGTGACATAATATTCATTAATAGAATATTTCTTAACGCAGCTTTATATTTTGATTCTGGTGCTCCTGATAAGGCTTTAATCATGAAATTTAAATCGCCAATCATCAAATCAATTTGTACATATCCATTATCTTTAGGCATTTCTGTAGATTTTACTGCATTACCATCTTCATCTACAATAGGTACATTTAAATGTAATTGATCTAGACCAGTGTTTATTTTAAAAGCTGGTGTTGGGACATTTGATGGAACATTAGCTTCTATATGTTGTTTTAATTTTTCATAAAACATTTTTTTATCATAATCGTAATTTACACCAAATAATTCATTCAACTGTTCTGTAGATACTGCAACATCAATATCGCCCAATATTGGCTTCGATTTGTTTCCGATAACTTCATATTTTAAAGAATCAAGATTCCATATTTTTAAACCATTTTTTATAGTAGAATCCAAATACTGTTTTGGTAAATCACTATTTGCTGCGACTGCATTGCCACCTTCAGTAATTAAAAATTCTCTTAATATATCATTAACGATTTTATTTCCTAAATCAGCATGTTTCTTTATTTTATCAATTGATGCTTGAGTTTCTGGTGTGGTTGCTTTCTTTTCTTTCTTTGAATATTGTTCAATCATTTTTTCAGCATATTTGTCTTTTATAGCTTTTATAAATGATGCGTAATCAAATCCTAAATCAGAGAGAATACCATTTGTATCAAGAGTTTTTGCAAATCCTAAAACACCTGTAGTTAAATCTTTTAATTTAACATCACTTGGATTTACACCTCCATGTGCAGATAAATTTGGGTCAATATTAGTAATCTTTTTATTAAACAATTCAGCCAAAAAGTCAGCCAAATCTCTTAAAAATGTACGAGGACTATTGGATATCAATTTATCCACAACATCTTTTCTTAACATTGGAGATACAATTTTACCATCCTTAAATTTAGCTCTTACACCTGTATCACCAATTCTTATATTAAGAACTTCTGCCAATGCAGAATACATTCCTCCCATCGTAAATCCTTTTATACCTCTTTCAGGAGTAAATCTAGTAGCAAACCAATCTTTATATATTTTTGTAGTATATAATAAATCTAATTGAACCCAACTATCTTCTTCAATTTTAATTACAATTTGTTTACCATCAGATCTCTTTGCACTTTCAATATCAATGTAATTTTGACCACTCGTTTCAATAAATTTAATTACATTAGTTATATATTCTTTTTTTGTATCACTACCATCATCTTTTGATTCAATAGGTATAACAACCATTACATCAATATCACCATAAGTTATTTGTTTTTTATCATGTTGATCTTGTTTATAATAACCTGCCGAACCCAATATTTGATAATCTTTAATTGGAGTTAAAGGTACATTACTTAAAAACATATTCAAATCAGCTAAAAAATCTTTAAACTTTTCAGTTGCTTTTTCAATTGTATCGGGTGACAAAATTGTCTTTGATGTTAGTTCTGGTTTTAACCAACCACCTTCATCAATTGGTTGTTTATGTGCAGCTCTATTTGCTGCGCTGAATTTGGAACGAGAAACATACTTAATGTCACCTTCTGGATGAGAGAATACATAACCTTCGCCTCCAGGTTGATTGCCTATATATGATTTAATTTCAGTATCTTGATTATCAATTTGATTAATAATTTCTTCTTTGACTGACATTATTTCTACAACTACTTTCCATAAAGACTCAAATCCATCACGGTTACTACTAACATAATCAGTAATCTTCTTTTTCATTGCTCCTGTAAGATTACTTTGATCTAACCATTGTATAAAATCATCACCAATATTTACTAATCCAGTATCAACTTTACTGTTCAAATATTTATATAAAATATCTGGAAAATTAGTCATTTTCATGCTAGCCAATTTAGA